GATGTGTCCATTCTTGGGTCAACAGAAAATACATCTGGATGTTTGTTGAAGTTTTCATGGTCAACTTCATGTGATGCATTTAGACTTGCTGCATCTTTACCATGATAGGAGAGGTGTGTAACAACACCAATCTTGGCTTTCTTAACTGCGGACTCATGTGTGCCATGAGCAGTATATGTTAGACCTGATGGATTAGGATGAAAAGATGTTCCACCACCCTTTTCAGTTTTCTTATCTTCTTTGTCTGTTCCAAACATCATGTCACCTTGATATACACCTTTTTTAGGTGCAATCTTAGGTAAATGTGTCAATGCGTCTTTTAATTTAGCTGCAAGACCTGGTGCATGACCATGGTTTGCATCCACATCTTTTGGTGTGTAGTTAATCTTTGGTGTTTTGTTGAAAGCAGACTTGGATGCAACAAAGAATTTGCCTGTTTTTGGATGATGACCATAAACAAGTGCAGGTGAACCATCATATTTTGTAGTCAATTCTGAAGATTTTTTACCTGTCTTGATGTGTTCTGCTGCAGCTGCCAAGGAACTGATTGCGTGTGCGGCACCTTTTTCACCATTTTGGAGAGGGCGGTCTTCCACATGCGTCAGGTGTTTAATCTGACGGCTGGCACCTTCTTCAGGATCTTCTTGCTCTGTTAGGAAAGTTTTGAATGATAACATTGTCTACCTATTGAAATACAACACACTTTGGTTGTCCGTAGGTTTATTTATAATGGATTATAACACAGATTAACAAATTTGTCAAATCTTGGCTTCGATATATAGTGAACTAAATTAGTCAAATTTCCATTCACCTGTGGATGCCACTTGTCCTCGGCAATGAACTTTGTCGAATTCTACCACCAAATCCTTGTCGATAATTGTAAAATATGCATGTTCCAGGTCAAGAGGACCTAGTAAAGGAAAGACTTTTTCTAGTGCTGCTGCGTGTGTATCCATCAAAGACGAACACATAGACCACAACCTAGTATCAAAAACATGAGTTGCCCCGTGGATAGGTTCTGACATCCAAGTTGGCACACGTTTCTTAAAAACATACTTACCTTCCAAACCGACATATTGGTTCATGTCAAAACCATCATCCAGTTGTAATCGTCCTGTTATCTTAAATATGCGGTCAACACCGTCCATCAGTTCTGGATTTTGTTGCAAGTAATCTATAACAACATGAGTCATCGCACATTCAGCTTGACTTTTCATACCATTTTTGGTGAAATGTAGTAAGAAATCAACACCAGAAAGGTCTAAGAACAAATCAACCTTAGATACAAGTTCAGAATATTTGTCTGATAGTTTATCTAAAGATATATCAGACAGTATGATATATGATTCTGGAGATTTTTTCCTAATGGAATCAACAGTTTCTAGCGTTTGCTTCAAACGTTCATCAGGACTGAAAACACCAATTGCTGGGATTAAAGCGGAAGTTATAATAAAAATTGTTTTCATTTGTACCAATACCAAACATCACATTCAGTTGTAAGAATCTTGTCAGTTCTACCAGCAGCAAATTCTTTTACTGCTCGATTGACACCTGGAATAACCTCATAGTCGTGGCCAGAGAATATGCCACCAGACTTAACTTTAGAGAAATAGTTGTGACAATCTTTTGTAAGTTGTTCGTAAGTATGTAAACCATCGATGAAGATGAAATCGAATTCACCATCTTCAAATCGGTCAAACACATTGTCAGAAAAGTCTCTAATCAAAACGAATCTGTCACCATAAACAGCCATCTCTTTTGTGACACGTTCAAAAAACTCTTGTCTATCATTCAATACGTTGCCATTCCAATCTGTATATGGAACATACGGGTCAATAGAAATTAATGTCAAATCTGGATTAGTGTCTAGGAGAAATTTAGAGGTGTGTGCCTCAGAACAACCAATTTCCAGGCCCTTCTTCATACCTTTCGTCAATTCACCAAGACCATATCCTGAACATTTAAAGGGTGCTCGTTGGACACCAAATGCTTGTGTTTCTGTGTTAAATTTAATTACATCACTCATTATACTTCCTTATTAAAATCACTAAAAATTACAAATGGATCCAATCCAAGTTGATGGTCTGGAATCTTATGTAGTTTGAATAAATCTGGTTGTTTGATTGTTGACATTAACATAAGTGTTTGGTCATCATCTACCATACCATTTTGACCCAATTCAACCAAACTATCTTTCATAAGAGTTTCAAATTTTGGCCATGCAGATTTGCCACCAACAATTTTAGCTCCAAGAATAAACACATCATTTGTTGATATGATTCTTTGAATAGGCGTATCATCATAGTCTTTGTAATTAAATAGATGCATTTTCTCAATATCAAAATCATATGACCATCTTTTACTTTCTGGAACTTTATCTGCTGTTCGACAATAACCAAAATCGAGCCAAGCAACCAAATCTGTATCGACCATATTGTATTTGATTGCCAAATTAACAAACACAGACTTTAGAAAATTAACAACAACATAATGCGGATTCCAATACTCAGGATTCAATCGTTGTGAGGGATGAATCATACTTTGGTAATTCTCACTCTTTTGTATATTGTAAATTTCTTTAATTAAATTATCATATTTGTTGAATATATCAAATGAAACCCATTTTGTTGGTCTATCACCACGCAAAGGTTTTAATTTTTCAATAATATCTGGTGTAGAAAATACGACTATTGGATTTTCCAATTGAGCCATATGTGAGAAACGTTCGATGTATGTGTCGGTAGTTCTTTGTAGATAGTGTGGTAAACCTTTATCTGGAGTCCAATCACCTCGACCAATGTCATAAAAAGCAGTAACGATAGTAATCATTATATTGTCCTAATTGTAATTAATTCTTCAACACCATACTTATCATGGTAAAATTTCTTCAGTTCTGGATCTCTGTCGTATTGGTGAACAATATAATAAGATAATCCATCTCCAGTTTTCATAAAACCATCCTCAAAGATTGGATGTTTCTCTGTAATGAAAGGTGCAAAGTGGTCCTTTTCAACTGGTTTATTTGTAACATGTAGGTTGCAACAGAAACCGTCATTCAGTCCACTAATGAACGTTCTATCGATGTATGGGAACCAACTCATCAAAAGATTGTATGCTGCTTGGTCAGCAACCCAATCTGCTCTGTTCAACGATAGTTGATATAACATACCACACAAGTCACAAACAACTTCTGATTTGCCAGCGAGTGTGCCAACATTTAACACTTCATAGTCCTTAATTTGTTCATAGAAATACGGACCAAAACATTTCAAAATGTTGTCACGGTTCCAATGTTCATTTTTAATTTTGATACATTCAGATACACCAATCAAATCATAACCAGAATTGCGTGTAAGTATTTTTGACAGGTAATCCATAGGATCAAGTTGGAAGATTACGTCACGAACATCGGTGCTTACGACATAACGATATTCGTCAGCATGTTTCTTCAAATAGTCATAAATGTGAATGAATCGTTCCATATGAAACATTGCACCAGACATAGATTGTGCTGATATGGCTGTAAATCCAGCTTTTGTGATTTTATCAATTGTTTCTGCTGTGGCATCAATAGCAATTAGAACTTTGTCACCTTTGAAACCACATTCATTGATGGATTGAATCCATGGTTTAACTTGTTCGTAGTTGTAGTTCTTAAATGCACCTATAATCAGGTCTTTTTTGTCCATGGTAAATCTCCATTATATTTTTCAAGCATCTTCTTATTACCTTGTAAGAAGAATTCAGATTGCACAGATAATTGTGTATTACCTGTTCGATAGTTCAAGGTGTATTCACCGTTTGTGTCAAATTTTAAATTGTTGTTTCTCAATACGTGTGTCAACATTCTATCAACCTCTGGCACTCCAGGTTCTCTAGCTTTACGATACCAAATTGGACTCAGTTGTATTGCGGTAAGTTTTGGTAAAAAGAAACAACCAACGTCAACAAAGAAATCACCAATACATGATTCCCATTTACCTAATGATTCACAGTCATCATTACAAACATAATTGTTATCTTTGTCAACAATCTTACGCAATGAAAATGCCCAATCGTTAGGTTTTTCCATCACTTTAACCAGTGATTCAATATGGTTTGGATCAAAATAATTATCTTCATCCAAGAAACAAACCAAGTCGCCTTTTGCAAGGTAGACTGATGCACCATAGATTCGATGACCGTTGAACCGGTCGGTTCCTGTTGGGTATGGAAGGTCTATTAGGTCTATATGTGGATATTCTCTAGCAATAACACGACCTTTTGGTTGGCCATCCACAACAACTAAATGTTGAATGTTATCGTAGGTTTGATTTTTAACAGACTCTATTGCTTGACGCAAATACGGAGCACCCGTAGTGGGTGTAATCACCGTCACCAATGGTTTCATAATTTATCATCCTCTAGTTATTTTTAATATAGCCTCTATTTGTTTTTCTATTACAGGTTTTCTATTTGGCCAGTAAATATATTCTTTGTCACCTGTGCTATGTAGTTTCTTTAAAAAAGGAACTATCATTTTTTCTAATTGTAGTAATTTGTTTTTGTATTCTTCAGCGGTAACTTCAACTGCTTGTCCTTCTGCTTGAACAACAGCTTCGTTTATTAAATTTTTATATTCTTGTTCAGATACGGCAGAAAAACCAAAATCATTATCATGGTCTTGGTATTCTTTTAAAATTTTATCAAAGTCTGTTAATGGCATAATTATTTGTAAGAGTAGTCACACATCATACGGGTAGGATAACCATCACCACCTTGTGTATCACGTATGTTGAGTTTTAGAATATAGTGTCCAGTTTCAATTTCCATATCAATACGTTTACCTGTTCCTGATTTACCGCCATAATAAACATTACATGACTTTGGTGTAGCAGCTTCTGTCATATATGTTTTATCAATCTCATACACTTCAGTTTTACCTGTAAGTTTATGAACAATCGTGTATCCGTGGCCAACACCAGAAACTAAAAAGTTTTTTAATTGACTTTTTTGTTTTGCTGACATTGTTTTCCAAACATCTTCAACATAACCTTGTTTCAAGTTACCGTTATAGATATCACAGAACAATGCATCGTTGATGTTAAACATATCTAGAATTTTTAATCCATCTTTGTTTGTTATTCTTCCAGATTTTATTTCAGCTGGTGATAAAACAGTTCTAACACCAGAGTTGAAGAATGTAACTGTTCCACCAGTTTTTAAACTCAAATAGATTTCCTTTTTACCATCACATATTAATGTAATATCGGTAACAACTGGCCCCAAATTGTTATCCGTTACTGGAATCTTTGATGATATTAAAACTTGTGGTGTGAATATGAAAGGTCGTTTATTATTTAATTCACCGACTTCTTTCACCTCTAAAGTTTTACACTTTTTTAAATCGTGTAGTTTAGCAATATCTTCAACAGCCTGAATTAATTTTGGATCGGTAAGTTTTTCACCAGACCACCATTTTCTCAAAGCATCAGCAAGTTGTCCTTCATAAGCATTACCTTTATTCTGAACACCTCGGCCGCCAGATGATCCAGAACCAAACTTCATGGTTATCTTTGTAACTTTTGCTTCACGTTTTATTTTTCCTAAATCTATATCAGTTTGTAAATCTCTGGTGACATTAATCTTACTGATTGAAGAAGGGTCAATATTAATTGGTGAATCAATGGCTTTGAATTTTGATTTAAGATAGGCAAAAACATTGATAATATCATCAATTTTTGCTTTGTCACCTTTTAGTGTTTGCTTTATTTCAGTTGCTGTCTTTGGAAAAAACGTGTAGGCCATGATACCCTCAAATAAAGTATTTATCTTATAATTTGAATCTCCTTACCAGAAGTCCAAACCTCCAGTTCAGTTCTCAAACGACCTTCGTTGTGTAGTGTTGCATAACGGTTAACCGCTTTGGTTCTCCACCATTCAATCAAGTTTACCAGTTTGTGTTTTTCATAGTTTTCACCAGGAATAAGCACGTCCGTCTTACAGTTTACATAATCGACCATGTTCTTAAAACCATAATCTGAGATATAATACCGTTTCTGTTCTGTCAACCCTTTAGCCTTCTCAATCGTTGCTAAGAATGTATCACCTTCAG